AGTTTACGACTCAGCAACGTCCTCGATTTTGGCCCCGGCTGCTGGGTTATCACTCAGCAGTTGCCCCTGCCAGTACCACGCCACCTCAAAGGTGGCATTGGATGTCTGACGGAAGAACGGAGTACCGTCGAAGATTTCACTGACTGGACGCGGCACCGCATTTTCCCCGTGACCGAGGTAGAAGTGCTTTTTATCCAAGCCAATGATGGTGTTGGCGGCGAAGTACGGCTCCACATGCCACGGCTGACCGGAGAAGCGATAGATGGTCCGTCCATCACCGCCCTCGTCACCCTTTTGCTGGGCCCCACCTGCACGCCCCACTCCGGCCCCACCATCCAACGCTTTCGGCGAACTCATCGCAAAGTACGTGTCTTCGCGGAGAAGTTCGTGATAGCGCCGGACCACAGCAAGGTTGGAGAGGTAAACATTCAACGATCCGCCACCCTTTTCACGGACAGAATCCTCGAGCTGCATAATGAGGTCTTCCGTGAGGGCCCGGTTCGTCCCACTGTTACTCAGCACCACCGACTCCCAGAACTCATTGCCCGCAGTGCTGCGGTTAATGCCGCCAAAGTTCCCCGATGGGGGATTCGCGTCATCAATAATGCCCAGGAGTCCTTCGGTGTGGTAAATGGCTCCTGATTTCGTCGTATTTTCAATACAGAAGAAATCCCCGGCGGCGGTGCCGCTGGGTGCAGAGCCACTAATGGTCACCGTTCGGTTCGGCACATCAACAGCCGTGACTGTCCGAGAGGCTGCCAAGTCTGCATCGTTGTCAGAGGCGTCAATCAGATCCACTGTCATCCCCAAGTCAATACTCGGGAGTTCTGCGACAGTGATAGTCGTCTGATTATCAGCCGCTGGCATGGTTGCCAACTTGCCGAGCCCATCCGAAATCAAATCGGCATTGATGAGCTTGAGAATCCGGCGACGGAAGCCTGCTTCCATCATCTTCAACGCGGTCTGGAACGCAAACTTCGAGTTCCGGGCGTCTTGGATGAGCTTCCACGACATGTTGTACAGCCCCGCAAATTCCTGGAGGCTGAACGTCGCCTCGGTCGTGTCGGGATTGATGTTCGAGGGCAATGCTCCACCTTCGGTCAACCCTGTCCACGCACCGGGATTCTTCACCATGATGGGCATAATGAACTGACCACGCCCACCGAGTGGCTTCTTGATCTTCTGGAACATATTCCAGCAGACCACTTCTTGATTAACGAGATAAAGGACCTGATCTACACCATAGGTGTATTTCATCGCCTCAATAACGTCAGTTGTACTTGCCATAATGCTCTCCATAGAGGAGAGCGAGTTTACTCAGGCTGTCCCGGATTCATCATCGGCCAGAGTTCATCGGCCCGATCCTGCGGGGATTTATACCCACCGGTCTTGCCATCCGTGAAGGCTACCTCCCCACCCTTTCCAGGAAAGGAAGAGACCTTTCGCGCACTCTCAGCAGCTTGCCGATCCAGTCCACGGAACCCTTTGCGCATCACCTCTAGGCGTTCGCGCACCATATTGGGAAATTCCGTATTTAGGTCATTCCCTTCGTGGGAGTAGTAGACATCCTGAAGGTAGTTGTTAACCCACGGTTCGTCCGGGAGTTGATGTTCCTCCCGCACTTTCGTGAAACGACCGGACAAATCTGCTTCGGCTTGTGCATTGGTATGCGTCCCCAACTGCCCCTTGAGCGCTTTGTATTCTTTATACATATGCGCCAAGGCCTGGTCACGCTGTTGGATGGCTTGCCCTAGAGGATTGATCCCCTCATTAACAATCCGCTCCATTAACGCGGCAGCTGTCGGCCCATCAAGATACTGCATTTCCTTCAGCTGATTGATCAGATCCGCTTGGGACTGCTGACCCCCCTGCTGTTGTTGCGCATACTGCTGCTGCTGTTGATACTGCTGCTGTTGCGCCTGCAGTTGCTGTTGCTGGGAATACCACTGCTGGCGTCCTTCTTCGAACGCCCGCCGATCATCTGCTAAGGCTTGCGACTTCTTGGTGAACTCGGCTTGAACATCCTTGGGCCATGCCCCGGAGTCCTCGCCTCCACTATCAGTGGATGCGTCAGGAACACTCGATGCTTCTGGTGCTTCTGCCACATCAGGTTCAAAGTCTGCCATGCTGTCCCTCCGAGTGGGTTACGAGTGCTTAGAGGCGTATTCCTCTGCCGAAGAGTGCCCCCATACGTGTTCGTGTCCCGTGTTCGTACGTGACATCACGTGCAGTATAAGAAGACCCGGAAAAGACTGTCAACTCTTCCGTCGGCGGCGTACGTCAGCACGGCGCTGCTCACTGAGCGCAATCGCCTTGGCCTGTGCAGCGGACGTGACACGCTTGCCACTCGAAGACTTGAGTGTCCCCCGCTTAAATTCGCCCATTACCGTAGCGACTTTCCCCTGCTTCCGTCGTGTGGCCATTACTGGGGCCGTGGGGGTTGGGGTTGCTGCGTTTGCGCCATCGCTTCTGCCAGGGCCTGCGGAGCCCCCGGAGTCACCTCTTGACTCGCCTTGAATTGCTCCATCGCCATATCAATCGCTTCGGCGGCTGCCTTGGCAGCGGCCTGCTGCGCAGCCTGGGCTACAGCCCCCTGAATCTGCTGCTGATCTACCCCCGACTGCCGACGTTCTGACGCTTCCATGAGGAATTGGCGGCATTTATTCCAGAACCCCACAAACCCCTGCTGTACCTCTGGGCTGGCCCCCAAAAATTCCATGGTGGCCATTTCCCCTTCCAGTTCGTCCATGATCACACGCAGATTCCAGAAGGGCAGTGGAATGTGCTCTGGGAGGGGGGTGCCTTCCCATAAGCGTTCGACGAGCTGCATGCCCAACTTGCGATACTTGGCCTCCGTGGCTTCCCGCCCCACATCGCCCATATTTAGGTCAGCGGCAATCTTTTCCTTGTCGATCCGCCCCGTGCGCTCGTCAATGTAGAGCACACTCAGGGGCGATTGGAGATGTTCCCGAATACGCGCCTCACGCAGCGCCCGCATTTCAGGAATCAAACTTCCCCGCTCCACCGTGATGGAGAAATCGGTCCCAGCCCGGAGAATCTCCGAGGTCTGGAAGATAAACACTTCATCTTTCATGCTGTTGTCGGTGTAGTGCAGGGTGCGGAAGGCAGGGTAGTACTCCTTCACCCGATTCATCCGCATTTCCTTCACCTTGGCGAAGCGTTCCCCGATATGCTGGTACAGATTCCCCCACTGGGAATCCAGAATCTCCTGCAGCATGGGGACCGCCATTGGGCCACGCATCTGCCCCGTCCCTTTCCCGTCCTGAAATAAATCCACGCCGCCCGCGATTTCCCGCATGAGTTTGATGGTCAGATCGATCGATTGCATGAACCAGCCCGGGAGTTGGGGTGGATCACGGCGTTGCACCATCTTCACACCCGTTTCGTTGAGTCCATTCTCAATCGGGGCGGGATAATCCACCGGAATGTCCTCCCGTTTGAGGGTGGGGCCCAGCAACTCATCCCCATAGATGGAGGCGTTGGCCTGTTCCCCCAGTTGGGAGAGGCGTTTGTTGAGAAAGCGTTGGGGGGCAATCAGATCACTCACGTAATCGTTGCTCCAGAAGGTTGCCACAGTGGGGGACCAGTGAAAATCCACGAGGGGGATGAATCCATAGGGATTATCGTCGTCATGGAGAACCTGTTCGCCCGGAATGAACGCGGTATAGCGTCCCCGAGGGTGTTTGTCCGAAATCGGCTGGTACCGTTCGACCACCACCGACAAATCAGGGTCATTTTGCGTCCGCGTGCCCTGAATGCGGGGAATCAAGTCCTGTAAATGCACCGATCCCGTCGGATCCCCGAACTGTTTAATGTCTGTTGAGAGAATCCGTACCTCTTGGGCATCCTGAATACTCTCTATGGTGTCTTTACTCACTTCATAGTTCGCTTCAATCCAACCCAGGGTCCGAATCTTCGCAATATAGACCGCCTGATCGGGAGCCAGATCATCTACCGACCGGACTGAAGCATCGATGAACACATTGAGGGGGCTGAGGACTTCACTCCCCACATCACCCGTGAGGACCATATCCTCCACGACCTCGAACTGTTCTTTGGGCGCACCCTGCGCCAAAGCCATCTGCCGCATCGTTTCCGGCACCACCTCCCCGGTCTGCACATGCGTCCACATCAATTCATTGGTTTCGGGATCGAACCGGGGCATCGGTTCCATCGTGGCGTCTTTGACCCAGGGGACATACTCAAAAGCCACCCCACCCACAGCCATCCACCATAGAATTTCCCAGGTGCGGGACGGCTGGTCGAGCTTCTCATCGAGTGCCCGAATCAACTTATCAACCACTTCAGCCTTGGCAAATGACTTGGGGTCCTGCTTATCGGCCCGGGCCTTGAAGACGGGGGCAATGCTGCTCAGGCGACCCATGATTTTATGGAGCATCTGGCCAGCCAGATTGAAGACAAGGTGCAGTTTGTTGGGATCGCGCTTTCGGGTAAACAGCACCCGGTTCTGGGTACCGATCCAGTGTTCCCCGGAGACGAAGGCCAGATTGGTCAGAATACGGAGTTCCACTGAGCCGACGTTTCGGGCTTTCTGGGCGCGAAGGCGGTTGTAGTCCTCCGTGAACTCGGTCAGGATTTCGGCATCATTCGCCATTTACTGTGCTCCCAAATGGGCGTCTGGAAACGTGGCCAAGCGCCCCTCATCCACGGCTTCCGGGATTGTGGGGATCTGCAGGTGCTGTTCCAGCGTCTGCTCCAGGATGTCCATCCGGGCCTGGAGATGCAACAGATCCGCTTGGGGATACGGTGAAGGCACGTTGAGCCACTTGCGCAAGGCCTGCTGCATCCATGTCATGTTTTAGCGTCTCCTCGAATAGCGTATCAAACGTCCGTGAGTCTTTCGCCCCTGTTTTCTGATCCTGCCGCGTGAGGGCTAATGTGTGCATGATAAACCGAACTTTGGCTTCGACGGTGCGGAGCCGATCTTCCACCTCATGGCGATTCATTACCGTCCTCCCAAATGGGTGTCTGCTGGCGTGCGCATCTGCCGTTTTCGTAGGGGATTCCCCATCCACTGGACGCTCCCCGGTGGGGGCTGAAAGATAGGGGGCTTGACTTTCAGCTCACCTCGTGGATGGCGGGCGAGGACATGCTCTAAACAGTCCAACGCATGGTCGTTGATCTTGAGGCGTTCAAACTTTCCGGCAGCAGTTGTCTGGTCAGGCCACTGGGCAGCCTCAAGTTCATAGGGCAACATTTTAAGCCACGGAGCCAAATAGATTTGTTGATGTTGAAAGTACTGGCGGGCGGCCTCAGTCCGCACTTCGCGGCCACGGAGGTTGGCAAGCAAGCGCACACCGTGGTGGGCGAACTCCATCTTGAACTGGGAATTGGAATCAACCCAGGCCATGGGACGGGTGCGCCAGAGGGCGGCCATCCGGCAAAAGCGATCGGCCCAGGTAACGAGGGACGTCTCGGCATCAAGCTCCGGGGTATTGGCGACATAGTGATAATTCGTCAATTCATCGAGGACGTAGGCGGTGCCTTCCGGGGACACGGCCACCACGACGGCGGCGCAGTAGGTGCCGGTATCGGCCCCGATTTCAATCCGCCAGTCATGGGGGAGACGGAAGTTACTTTTCTCCGGGCCCCGATTGGGACGGTGCCAGAGGTGGGGGTGTGACTTGGGGGTGAAATGCCGATCGCCGCGTTGGTAGTGATAGACCCGTCCTACGTAATCCCCTAATTCCCCGAGATAGGCAATCGAGAATTTCTCCCGGGTGAGGAGATGTTTATCGCGGTCCATGGCCGCCTGATCGAAACTGTAGGGATTCACCATTGCCGGGACGGCGCACTTGCACACCCAATCAGGAAAATCTGCATGCCCGTGCCCATTGTCGTGGAACAGTTGCACCCACGGACGGTCGGGGGTCGTGGGGAACACCGCATAGCCTTGCCGCACCCGCAGGTTCTGGGCGACGGAGGTGAAGCACTCGATGCCGGGGAGCTGGTAGGCTTCGCAATAGATATAGGCATCCACTTCCTTGCCTTTGAGCGATTCCGAGCGTTCCCAGCTGCGGGCCTCGAACCGCGCCCCGTTCTCCATCTCCAACCAGAGGCGTCCGTCCTTCGGTCGGTTCTGGAGTGATTTATATTTCTGGTTCAAACCGCGTTCTGAGCACAACGCTTCGAGGATGTAATCAAACTCGGGGGCGCACATGTCATATTCATTGCCGACCAGATAGACCAGGGCATTGGGGACGGCGGCGAAGGACGCGCCCCAGAGTCCGGCCCCGGCAGACTTGCCGGATTTGTAGGCCCCTAATTCCGCCACCACTCGAGCCCGCCCCTGTTGACGGGGGGCGAGTAAACGGCGTTCAGTCGTCTTGGTCGGGAGGCGTAGTTGAATCGATGGGCGGGTGTCGTCGTCGGCGGTGACCTGTTCGGTCAGTTCGTAGCCATCAGTCGTGACCCACCAATCGGCCTGATGTTCAAAGGGGACAAAGGCAATCTGGTCACACAGAAAGCGCCGGAACTCAGTGATCAGCCGATCGCGGAGATCCGGGGGAACAGTGGTCGTGGCCATTTAACTAACTTGCCCGGCATGATCATATTTCGCCAGCATCTCGTGATAGAACCGCGATAGCGGCGAGTCTTGTCCAGCGAGCCCAGCGAGTTTGATTTCCAGGGCCTGCCGACAGGTATCAGCCTTGAGCTTATCATTCCCGGCGCACTCAACGTAATTGACAGTCCAGAGAAAGTAGGCCATCTCGTTGTAGTGCTTTTTGACGGCGGTTTCCAGCCGTTGCTGGTCCGTCATCTTGTGCCACACCTCGCCACCGGTATAGCGCTGCAAGGCATCGAGCACCTCGGCCTGTTGGGGCCAGCGCTCAGCGGCTTCGGCCAGGAGTTCTTCAGGCGTCAGCGGATCGAGAAAATAGCGCACTGCATCAGTGACGGGCGCACCCGCAAGGAGCATCAGCGCGAACTGGTCCGCTTCGGCTGCAGCTAGGGGTCGCATGGGGGTGACGCTTCCCGCTCAATGGCCTCAATCACGGGAGGTTTCATGGGGCGTTGGGCGAGATGCCGCAAATCCTGCCGGGTGGGGAAGGTGAGGTAGAGCCGACACCCACACGCTTCGGCAAAGCGGAGGAACCACCGGATGGTGCTCGTGCCTCCCATCCCTCGCTTCTTATAGAAGTATTGATTGATCGAATTGGGCTCAATCCCCAGTTTCTTGGCTAATGAGCGCGTGCTCAGGGTGGATCGGCGCTGCATCTCCTTCAACAGCTGCGCAAACGCTGCCCCATTTAGGGTCAACTCGTATGGCACTCCTTGTCCCCTCCGTTCTTCGGATGGTTTGGGGCGCATGAGCGCTGGACTGAGCGTTCTCGGCTTGCCTGGGTCCCACATGCCACCAGTCTAGCCCTTGACCAGACCGTCAGTCAATCTATTCCCTTCCCCTCTCAATTTCGTGGACGAGATGCTCCCGGGGGCCCTATTCCTTAAGGTTTAACCCCCCTCCCCCCCGATCTGGCGGAGGGTAACCGATGCCGATCCAATTTAATGGATGGGGGCCTCCAACCTATTGGATTATAGCAACCCTTGCGGCAACTGTCCTTTCCGGTAAGTCGCCTAGAATCAACAGGTTACGAGTTTGGCACGGGGCTTGCACCTTAATCGGCAGCGTCTCAGGCCGCGTTGCGCGGTTAGGCGTTCTTCTG